TGCAGTTGAACGGTTGTAGTGATTTACAGTATTGTTACCGGAACTACTGCCAGGGTAAAACTCAAATCCTTCCGTGCCAGCATCTGAAACGACCAGTGCTCTTTGGGGCGACGTTGTTCCAATCCCAACATTACCAGCAAAACTAGCGCTGCCGTTCACATTGAACTGAATATTTGGTGCTGAAGCAGGAGTTCCACCAATTTTCAGTACGCCATCAGCATCCCACTGAACAACCTTTGTTCCGTTGTAATACTGCTCTAGGAACTTACCACCACTTTTGTTGACTGTAATTTGGCCAGCAAAACTGGCGCTGCCGTCTGCTTTTAAATTAATAACCGGAGAAGTCCCATTAACTGCATAACCAGCAAAAATGCTTGATGCAGAATCGCTTCGTCTGACGCTTAGAAGACCATTGGCATTAAAAGTCGCACCAGCACTACCAGTACTGGAGCCTGTGTTGCCTCCTGCTATGTCAATGTTACCGCTTGCATGCAGCGCAATTTTTGGAACTGCAACCGTACCACTACCAATAACTTTTACATTTCCCGAGCTGTCGATTCGTAGTCGCTCGACTGCAGCGTCTGTTTGGTCAGGCGTTGTGCTAAATGTGAGCCGACCAGGCGTATCGCTACCACTAGGTGCACCATCAATAAAACACTCAATTTTTCCAGCTTGTGAAACGAAATCGGTTCCATCTCCTGCAGCAAAAAATATACCGCCTACCTTATCATTATTCTGAACCAAAGCTGGAGCAGTACCTCTTGATTTTGCAATTTGAATGCCACCGCCAGAGGCATTATTGCCACGATTAATAACTGAAATACTTGAGGTTGCGGTATCAGTACCTTCAACTTGAAGGGCGCAGCTTTGTCCATTAACAGGAATATTTGCAGTCGTACCAACCAACAGCCTGCCCGAGCTGTCGATTCTCATCCGCTCGGTAGAACCCGTACCATTTCTAAAAACAAGATTACTGCTTGAATCACCATATATATCTGCTCTCCGCGTTCCATCATTGTCTGCCCAGCTCACCTCATTGTTTCTAAGAATTGATACAGAACTACTTCCGCCAGCCATTGTAGATACGCCAACGCCTACGCGACCCGAGCTGTCGATTCGCATACGCTCGGCACCAGCAGTTATCCATTTAAAATAGTCTCCATTATGGTCATACTGAATAACACCTCGATATTCATCAGCGCCCGAAGTAGCATCAGAAAAGAAAATTGTTCCAACTGCTGCTGTTCCAGAACGTAAGGTGATTCCACAGTTTCCAGAATCTGCGATTGTTAAATTATCAGCGGTAGCTTCACCTTCAGTCGTCGTACCAAGCAACAGCCTGCCCGAGCTGTCGATTCTCATCCGCTCCGTAGACGACAAACCATCGGCCGAACCCGTATAAAACTCCATTACTCCTGAACTGCCACGAATTTCTAGATCGTTACCAGCAAGTTGCATATATGATTTATATTGATCACCATCATTCAACATTAAACATGGAATAGAGTCTCTAAAAATCTCTAAAGCTTTAGCTGGACTTGTTGTGCCAATCCCAACATTGCCCGAGCTGTCAACAACAACACGTTGCGTTCCACCAGTTGTTACCGCAACAGAATCTCCTCCGGGAGACAGCAATCCTGTATTTGTATCGCCGCTAAAAAATACGCCAGGCGCAGATGCAGTTCCTGCAACAACACCAAACGCACCAGTCATGGTGTCGCCAGTGACGTTTACGAACTCACCAGCTTGACTGCGCCATGCATTTCCATCATAAATTTTTAGATCAAAAGCACTGCCAGTTGTATCAAGCCACTGTTCTCCTTTCTCGTTACCTTGCTGACCAGATACCGTTCCAGTGCCTGTTGTAGTTCCTGTTGCAGTGAAAACAGTGCCGACTGTATTAGCTGACGCTCCAACCAGCGTAAAATCAGAATTACCTACAGTAAGGATTTGATAGACAGTTCCGGTTACAAGTGCTGTGGCAGCAAGGCTGTCTGGTGTTGAGTTTGGAGCGCTTGTTCCAATATGAACAGGACCAACCTTTACTAGATCGCCGTTGCTGTCCTTAAAAAATAAACCAGGCGATCCTTCGTTTGTATTAATCGCCAGCTGACCTGCCGACATGACAGTCGGGATGGGTCTCTTGTTTGCGGTGCTGCTACGAAGGTGCTGGAGAGCCATCCTTAACGCCTATTGCTAGGCCGGAAATAACTCTCCTATCTTACGAGACTCAGAATGTCCCGTCATCTAGCTGGCTAGTCAAAGCAACCGTTCCGCTGCTATTGGGCAGTGTGATCGTTCTATCAGCAGTCGGATCGGCTGGAGAAAGAGTAGTTTCAAATGCGTCATCCGTTGGTCCTTCAAACACCAGCGAACCAGTGTTGCCAATCATGACTTGACCGCTAAAAATGCCGCCTGCTTTAGGCATTGCCAATGCAGCAAGGTCGTAAGCAGTCTTTACGCCATTCGGTGTTGCAGCAGTCGTTGTACTAGAAGAAGCAATTCCATCCGTAAGTTGCAGCACACCAACAGCACTTGTACTGCCGGTGCTAACTGTTAACGCTGGAGTTGTAGTGCCGTTAGTAACGCCAAGTGGTGCGCTTACTGTTACTCCAGTAACCGTACCAACTTGATTCGTAATCCACTCAAGACCAGTAGTAGTGCTGCTATTAGCGCTAAGGATGTAACCATTGGCTCCAGCCGCCAGCTTGTTTAAAGTAGTTGATGCGCTAGCAGCAATTAGATCACCTTTAGTATATGAAGCAATATTTGTACCGCCCCTTGCAACATCAAGCGTGCCGCCTGTCATGTTGTCTACATCGCGGCACTCGTTGCTAACTTCCTCTAGTGCAGATTGAACGTTAGTTGAACCAAGGCTTGCTGCAGGACTAAAGGCAACGTTATTAGCTGTCTGAGCCGTGTAAGTGCTACTAACGTCAATCTCAAGCCATGCACTTCCGGTTGATAACAGCAAATCAGGCGGCGCAAGAGCAACAGTTGGAGCGGGTGACGTTCCAGTGCCTGGTTCAGAAACAACCAAGTAATAATTGCTGTTGTTATTGCTTGGCGATGGCAATGCATTACCAACTGTCAATCCAATCGCTGAGCCCTCTCCGGTGATGGATGCAATTAAGTTAGTGCTTGCGTCATAAGTACCAGCAAGAATAATTGCGCCTGCTGAAATACCAATGGACTGCCAAACGTTCCCGTCCCACAGGAAAAAGTTTTTATCAAGGGGATTAAAATGAAGTTGTCCCGTAAACGCTGCTGCTGGAAGTGTTTCGCCAATTGAAGCTGTTGACTTGTTAGCAAGTTTTGTTGCTGTAATTGCACCATCAGAAATTCGATCTGAAGGAAACGTTCCTGCGGTTATTTTAGATGCGCCAAGACTTGGAATATCACTTGCTACTAAATCTACTGCGGCAGTTATGCTGCCTTGTGCATCGAATGTAATGCCACTTTTAGTTGCGGCAGTAATACTATTTGTAATTTTAAGCGATCCACTGGCAACGCTAAGTCCAGCACCGGGTTGGACAATACCTTTTGCTGTTGCAGTGGCATCAGGCAAGTCAGCAGGCAGAAGTGCTCTGAAAGTTGGTGCGGCATCAGAACCAGAAGCAGGCCCAACAAATACACTGTTTGCAGCCTGTGTATCAAGGGTTAGCGTAATGTTTGCTGTAAAGTCGTCAGGATTATTAACTGCGATCGAAAGAGGAGTTGATTCAGTAACTGTGACTGACTGAATTCCAGCTTCTTGCGCCCAAGCTGCTCCGTTCCAACGGTACGCAATGCTGGTGCCAGTGTTGTACCACCCTTGACCTACATAAGCGCCACTACCATAAGGACTGGCTGTGCTTACTATGCAAGTTGACTGATCTCCTAGCTTGTCTTGATTTACCGCCGAGTTGTTTATTTTTGCGGTTGTAACTGCGTTTGATTGAATGTTAGCCGCACCAACAATGTCATTTGCCAGCGTTGTAACAAACGATCCAGTACCCGAACCCGTGACCGCTCCACTTAAAGTAATAGTTTGATCGCCAGTATTTGTGCCCGAGCTTGTTCCAGCAAACGAAGATCCATCAGTCCAAGTGCCGTTAGCTGTAGCAAGGTCTCCTAGGACTAAAGTTGCTCGTTGAGCGGCTGCATCTGCGTCGTCTAATAGCGCACGTCCTGCTGCTGTACATGCAATTTCTTCAACTGTTCCGGCGCCAGAAGTGCTGCGTCCAAGAATTACATTTGTAGATGTTGTATCTTGAAGCTTGCCATAAGTAACAGCATCAGCTGCTATTTGTGTCGTTCCTACTGCTCCTGTTGAAATTGAAGTTGAAAACGAACTGTCACCAAAACCAGTTACCGCGCCAGTTAAAGTAATTATTTGGTCGCCAGTGTTTGTGCCGCTAGAAGTGCCTGAATGCGTACCGGCAAACGTACCACTCTGTGTGGCAAGTGTGCCTAAACCAAGCGTTGTTCTTTGTGCTGCAGCACTAGCATCATTCAATAAAGCTCTGCCAGCCGCTGTACAGTCAATTTCTTCTACAGTTCCAGCACCAGCAGTGCTATTCCCTAGCAATTTATTGCCAGCTGATATTTGTTGAATTTTTCCGTAAGTGACAGCATTATCTGCAATATTTGTTGTATTTACTATTCCAGTAGACAGGCTAGTAGCAAACGAGCCCGTACCACTGCCTGTTACAGCGCCGGTAAGCGTAATTGTTTGATCACCGGTATTAGTGCCGCTAGAAGTTCCTGAATGCGTTCCGGTAACCGTTCCACTTTGTGTGGCGAGTGTGCCTAAGCCAAGCGTTGTTCTTTGCGCTGAAGCATTTGCGTCATCTAGCAATGCGCGGCCAGCTGCAGTGCAAGCAATCTCTTCAACTACACCTGCTCCTGCAGTTGAGCGACCTAAAATAATATCAGTTGCAGTTACATCTTGGATTTTTGCGTAAGTAACTGCGTCATTAACAATGTTCGCATTACCAACAATTGTGTTTGCAAGAGTAGTCGCAAATGACCCTGTCCCACTTCCAGTTACAGCACCGGTAAGGGTAATTGTTTGGTCACCAGTGTTGGTTCCACTTGATGTACCAGAATGCGTGCCAGCAAATGTTCCACTCTGTGTAGCAAGCGTTCCAAGGCCTAGCGTGGTGCGTTGTGCTGCAGCATCTACATCGTCAAGCAATGCACGACCTGCTGCTGTCAATGAATAAGCAGCGTATGTATCTGCGCCTGTCAAATAAATGCTTTGATTAGCCGCAGTTGTTAAACCAGAAATGCTTTGTAAACCAGCGTCATAAGCCTGAACATTTACGCCAATTTCAATGCCAAGATTTTGACGCGCAGCAGCTGCAGTAGAAGCTCCCGTTCCACCTTCTGAAATCGCAAGGTCGGTTATCCCTGTGATTGTGCCGCCTGTAATCGTGGCGCTACTAGAACTTAAATTTGCAGTTACCGTTCCAAAGGTAACGCTGTCGTTTGTGTCAATGCCGAGCGTTGTACGTTGAGCAGATGCACTTGCATCGTCAAGCAACGCTCGACCTGCTGCTGTGCAAGTGATTTCTTCAATTACTCCAGCATTTGCCGTGCTACGTCCCAGCAAACGGTCTGTTGCCGTAACGTTTTGAATTTTGCTATAAGTTATTGCGTCATCAGCTACTGCAGTAGTACCTATCTTGGTTGTACTACTTTGATCTAACTTGTCTAAATCAATGGTGCTGACGTCAATCAGGTCTAGGCCAGCGTCTATTAAATTTTTGGTTGTAACCTTCTTGGTTTCAGAACCGCTGATGTCAGCAATTGCTAGAACGTCAACGGCTGCAACACCGGCCTTGGATAGCTCAGTAAGCTGCGTTATGCGTTGGTCAGCCAAGGCCTTACTCCGTTGACAAGGACATTTGCTCCCAGTTTAGTCCGTTACTTCCTGAAGAAGGAAGCCCAGGTCTTGCTCAACTTTTATTCGGTCGTCATCTTCTTTCAAGATATAGTCAGAAGGCCTGCCAATAATTAACTTTATCTCATCTGTCGTAATAAAATCAATAGTGCATGACACTACACCTCCGGCTTCAACGCTAATGCCAGTAGTAGTTGTGACAGCAGTTGTTTGGTAAAAAATAGTAGAAACTTCTGGATCAATTTGCTCGTCAGTCAAATACAAAGCAATATCAAAAGCGCAACCAAAATCTAATCGTTGGATAGTTTGCAGCATAATTACAGGTGCCTCTTTTGCTGCCTTTGCTGTATAATCAAAAATACATTCTATTCGGCCACTGCCACTAATAAGACCTGCGTTATATTGCTGCTTGTATTTGTCCGATAAACTAGTAATGTCTACAGATTCCCTAGAAGTATTAAATTCATAGCGCGATACATTGCCAAGAACGTTAAGCACAGTATCTCGCACTGCAATAGTTACGTTAATAGGATTCCCGGCAAACGCTTGCAAGCTAATTTCACTTGAACGAACATTATTTATTGAACTTTCAAAAGTAGGGTAGAGCCTTAAACCTCCGGCTGGGTTAACATTTACAAACGCCGAAAATGTGTCTTCAACAACTGCAGTGCTCCAATTAGATGCTGCAATGAAAGCAAGCCCTCGGCTATCTGTTGTGGAGATGTCTATCCTGTCTCCACTAACAATGTTGTCAACAGAGTTGCTAACGCCAACACGTTCCAGTGTCGTGTTAACGTCGTCCGGAATTATTGACGCTTTAATGCTTCCCAGAAATTTATCTGTGCCTCGACGTAGTCGAATGTTACCGTAATTGCCAAGATAAAAAGCCATTACGCAATAACGCCATTAGCCTCGAAATCTCCATCAACGGTAAAATTAATTGGAACAACGCTTAATTCATTAGTGCTGACGGACACTGTAGCTGAAGTAATGTAAGCGTTAACAATAATGTCGTCAATAACTTCGTTACTGTCACCGACGGTTGCTTCGCCAACTTTAAGCGTTAATTGGACTTTATCGGTGGAGTTAATAGCACCAATTTTCATAATTTTTGAAAGCAGTTCTGTAAACTGTGCGCTGCTAGTTTCACCAGTTCCGAGTCTGTAATACATTAAAGTTGCGCTGCCGGTTGCGCCTTTCACCCCAGGAGTAAAAGTATTGACAGAGCTATCGATGCTGTTTGTGCTTAACAGCTCAAGAGTGGTCTCAATAGACCAATCGCGAATTTTAGCGACAGCTTTATTGTTGCCGTCGACTGGAATTACAATTGACCCCGTGCGCCCAGTGTAGAAGGTACCCATGACACCGTTTGAACATTGCCCCCATCTTAGCTCACAACAAAGTTGGCGCTACGGAAATCAGCAATGTGCGCTCGCGTTCCAGACACTCCGTTAACGTCCACTGCTTCAAAGCACGGGTATTCGATTGCTTTTACGCTTAGCTCCCCTCCTTCCTCGATAGCTAGCTCAGTCACCCTGAAAACGCGCTTATTCGGCTTGGCCTCACCCATTACAAACATCCAACCTTCATACTGTTGCGTTCCGGTAAAAGCCGCTGTGCTTTTTCCATCGCCAGAAGTTGTAACGACAATTTCGCTTTCACTTGCCACTGTTTTAGTTAAAGGCTGATACAACAAGAAATTAAATTTACCTGGACCAACATCTTGCACACCTTCTTCATTAATAGGAGCTAGCGGAGAATTCAGCGCTCCACCTGCCATTACAACCCCTGACGAATACTGGTCCCAATCTTTAAGACCAACGTCTACATAAATAAAAGCTCCTGGCTCTAGACCTGCTTCAGAAGGAAAAGTCCGAAACTCAATGCCTTTACGCATGTAAAGACGTTGGTTGCAAAGTAACTTGCCAAACATAATTGCTTGCTCTTTGCGCGTAACAAACTGACTTAAATCAAAGGTTTCTCTAGTGTCGTCAACATAAGGTTCTTTTAGTGCGTTTTTTAACTTGACGTTTACGCTTTTATTAGCAATAAATTTTTTAACGCTGTCAGAGTCTCTGTATATAATAGATGCAACAAGATTTTTTGTGCTGTCCGTAGCATTTAAAAATTCTTCTTTGTACGAGCCTTGTAAAATATTTCCAGTTGTAAAAAGCGCTGAAACGTCTACACTTATTGGAAGACCTTCGCTGTCACTAAATTCTCCTGACTCGTTTACTGGAAGCGTTGGTACTAAAGTGTCTTTGCCGTTTTTTCGCGCCAGCTCTAACAAACTGAACGGAGCCACACCAACCCAAAACTCCCGCCACGAACCAGGATCTGCGATAACTCCATCCATAAACAGTCCGTTTTTTACGCAAAACGCTTTAGCTGTTTTTAAACTGTCAAAGTCAATATTTTTTCTAGTAACATACTTGCCCACCCCGTTTGCTTTGTCGAGCAACGTGTCTACAAAAATATCTGGGGCGTAACTACTAGACGCTGTAGCCTCTCCAGGAGACTCGACTGTTCGACATAATTTTCCTTTTTTTACCATTGTGCTTACGCTTCGCAAGTCCTGAATATTTCTGCCCGCAAAAACCCCTAAAGACATTGTTTGTATTCCTTTGTACTTGTCTGCATAGCCCGAATCAAGCTGTTGCTCAGTTACTGCAGTTAATGCAATTTCCGGGCCGGATTCAAAACTAAATGCTACTTGAGTGTCTGAATTTACAGAGAACATGTCCCACTCATTAGTCAGATACGGACCGCGTTCTGCTTCGTTAGGATACCCAACCAAAAGACCAATTTCTCGCCCAATAAAATTAATAGAGTTGGTTGTTTTACCTAAAGGTATTGTTGTAGCTTGGTCGGCATTTTCTAAAAAGAAATAACTTGTAAAGCTTCTAGTATCTAGTTCAGCGTTTACGTCAAAGACAGGATCAAATTTAAATTCCCATTCTGTTTGCAACTCACTATAAAAAATTATTTGCGTGTAAAAATCAGCCTCGCTGCCGTGCCGTACAGCAAACATGTGAGGGATTTCGTTCCAGGTGCCCTGCCCGGCTTGCCGATAAGCCATTTTAAAAAAGGCCATTCGACTTTTTACACCGTTATCAGATTCGCTGTAT